ACAAAGTTTCACCAAGCTATTGATCTGGACAACAGCAACTGAATTAAGCGTAATGATAGATGATAGTTATTATAGGAGGGAGATAAGTAGGGAGGAACTTATAAGATTAGCCGAGCATTTTCTTAGCAAGGCATTAGAGAGGGCGCCAGAGTAGGCGCCCTTTGTGTTTAGATACCAGCTTGCGCCATGCTTTCTCTTACACGGTTGTTTCTATCTTCATCTTTAAACCAATGCACATATTGTTTTTTAGTAAATTCTACTGATTCATGGCCTAATAGTTGGCTAACAATATAATAATCACCTTCAAATTTATCAAACAATATAGAAGCAAAAAAGTGTCTAAGGTCATGCCAAGTAAAAGCATCGACACTACTTTTTTTAATAGCATTTTTTAATTTAGTACGAAATGTTTTGCCTGATATTGGCATATTGTTTCTATTACTAAATACATAACAATTTTCTTTTGGCATGCCACGTTTTAATTTTTCTTCCTTTAAGGCTTTAGATAAATCTTCGCTCATAGGTATTTCACGAAAAGAACCCTTAGTTTTTGGCACGCCAATTTCTTCACCATGTTGTGCAATCTTAACAGCTTTAGATATTTTTATTGTTCCTGCATCAAAATCAACATCATTCCAAGTCAATGCTCTTTGTTCGCCTTGACGCATACCTGTAGCTATTGCTGTGTAATATACTAATTTAAAATCGTCATCTATATTAGAACGTACACTATGTATAATTTCTGGATTAAGACGTGTAGCCTTCATGTCCTCATTATAATCTTGTGGCTTTTCTATCTTTGCTGTTTCTAATGGATTGCTTTTAATATAAGCGCACTCAACAAAATATTTAAACATTTGTTTAAAATGCTGTAAATAATTTTGCCTAGTCTTAACACTTGTCTTGCCACCTGCATGCCTATTAATAGACATAGGCCCATTAAAAATGTCTCTAGTAATTGTTTTGGGGGTTCTTAAAGGTGGGTAAATTAGTTCGCCTAAATCCCAATCTGCAAATTTAGTACCTGCAATTTGTGTTTCTAACAACAATGCAGCCGATGCTAATTTATGTTTTCTTTCTGATTCACCAATAGCTTCTCTAGTAGTCTGTTCTTCTATCCATTGGTTTAATGCTTCTTGACCAGTTACTCTATGATTAAGAGGTACATAGTTTTGTTCTAAATGTTGCTCCCATAATTTCTTTGCTTCAAGTTGAGCAACTTTTTTATCTTTATATGCTTTGCGACCTGCTTTTATTTTTCTTGCATCTACTATATAAAGTTTATTCTTTTTATCATGTATTATATTTAACATTATTTTGACCCTTCTGTTATTGATTATAAAAATCATTTATACTATTAATATAATGACTTTTAATGTCAATTACAAGGGGTCGAATCAAAAAAACCGATTGACCTTTTGTCCAGTAGATTTTTTATAATTTTTTATTGTCCAGATTTTGTCTAGTAAATTACTTTTTCAAAATCAGCAAAAATAAAAAATCTAGTAATATCAAGGGATTAAATGGCTCCGCGGGTAAGATTCGAACTTACGACCGATCGGTTAACAGCCGATTAATACCTTGCTCTGTAACCCTTGCAAATCCTCAAAAGTCAGAATATGCCTTGCTTACAGAGTAACATGTGTTCCCAATTATGTCCACACATTGCCGTATCTACTGTCCAGATTTTGTCCAGTAAATTACTAGCAAAAAACCGATTGCCTATAAAAATTGTCCAATAAAATATTAAAGAAGTTGTCCAGTTCGCATAATCTTTTCTAATCTTAACGCTCTGGTTTTTACTTGTTTAGCCCATCGGCTATCCATCATTTCGTCTGCAGCAATACTCCATGATTTCGTATTTAATGCTGCTTGAAATTTCTTAAACTTATTAAAACGTGTTAGCCCAAGATTAAATAACATATTAGCAACACATATCTTTCTAGCTTCGTTTAAATGATTCCACCATTCAAATGCTTCCGCTTCTTTTAATACGCGTTGTATGTCATTCATTAACAAGTACCGGGCTTCGTCATTAGACAGCCCAAAGTTTTGCAACTCTCTGCCAATGCCTACAGTTGGATAACCTTCTACAGTAGAACCCTTCTTAATAGGCTCACCATTGTGGTCATCATAAACTTTTAAGCGCAGACCTTCATCTGCTGTCAGCATGTCAGCTAGTTCTTCACGCATTAGGATGGCCTAGTTTTTTGTGCAGTTGTTTTACCAACTTATGTTTCTTTAGCCTTCGGTCTAGTTCAATGCCTATCTCTCTACCTTTAGCTTCGAGTTCAAGTTTAGACATTTTGTTTAACTCATTTACTGTTGGTGTTTTAGTAAACCAACCATTCAACCATTCAAACATTTTTTCTCCTTATACCCAGGGTTCTTTAGATCCACCAAAGTAGGGGCGGGCGTGTCCTTCTAAAACCATTTTTTCGCATATATCTTCGCCATCAACTATAGGCACAGCAAGTATGCGACCAAATTTACCTTTGCCATCTTTGGATGTTTTTATAATAAACTTTTTGGGAAGCAACTCTTTAAGACGTTCTTTACTCGCAAGACCAAGCGCTTTCTCCTCAAGGTTGCGCGTTCTGCTTTCTGGGGTATTGATTCCCAACAAGCGCACTCTTTCTTTTCGCAACCACACTTTAAAGCCCAAATCAACGCTAACATCTATAGTATCTCCATCCACTACTCTAATGAGTTCACATTTATATTCATAAGTCATTCGCATAGCCGATCATAAATTTCATTGTGTACTAACAAGTCATCAACTAAATCATCAGAGATAACTTCTATGTCTGCTTCCGTAGGATTAATAGGCGATGCTATTAAGCAGTAACCTTTACTTCCGCTTGACATACTTAGACAGCCGCTTACGTTTATTAGCAACGCTAGTAGCATTAATCTTTTTAGTAACTTCATTCTTAAGATGTATGTCATCTAATTGATCCTTCATTACGTCTGCTTGTACTGCTTTACGCATAAGCATAAAGCCAAACAGCTTGCTTGCTAGTTTGGCTATGCCACCTAATGCCGACAGCCAGCCCATTACTGATCGTCTTTATTACGGTTTTTACCTATGTTGCCAGATAAAAGATTAAGTATTTTTAATACAAAATTTATAATTTTATCATCGCTAGTCGTAGGTGTTAATGCTGTTATTGCTGTGCAAGCTGTAACTATACCAGTTACGGCTGCTATCCAAGCAGGCCCAGAATTAAAAAATCCAACAATCATATCCATATTTTTTCTCCCATTATTAAATTACAAGTCCATAAACAATAGCAAACAGACCAGCAATAATACTTCCGCTTGTACCTATTACGATCCATTCCAATCGTCTTAATTGAAACTTCACTTCAGCATGTGATTGCTCACACAAATATTCATGCGACTTAAATCGTGCTGATAATTCTAATAGTTCTGCGCTTACCGTATTTATGCTTTTTGTTTTTGCCATTTTTATTTCCCAGCTAGAGGGTTGTTAAGTGCTTTTTCAAGCATATCGCGAAGCCTATCCTCTAGTTCTTTCAGCTTCACATCCATCGCTTCAATTCGTCTTTGAGCGTCAGATTCTATAGCAGTTCTTTTATTGTCGAACCTATCTTCTGCATGCGATATAAGTGTCCTTACATCATTCTCTGCTGTTCGTTGGGAACTGCGAATTTCTTGCTCGGTTGTCCTAGTTCTTTTATCTACCGCAGAAATCTGGTCTAAAACTGTGTGTATGTCTGCACGCAAATCATTGCGTATTGTCCTGGCATCATCTTGTGCCGCTGTAACTAATTGTTTTAATGCGTCTACTTCTATAGTAATAGTCTCAAGTATAGTGTGAACTTCTGATGATAATGCTTCTATTTTTGTGTTAACATTTTCTTCTAGGCTTGTAATACGCTCATCAGTAACAGCTACACGTTCTTGAAACCCAGATAAGTCTGGAGCCACAAACTCACTAATCTGTGTTTCCATAGCTTGCCAACGAGCATAACCTTCAAAGCCTGCCCAGATAGCACCGCCTAAAGTAGACAAGGCTGTGAGCAATGCAATTATCTTGGTAGACGATTTAAACTTTACGCCACCAAATTCTATTTCTGATTTACTCATACTGCATATCAATCATCTTGTTAAAAGTTAAACTGTCTCGTACACCAAAGTAGTTGCCTAACGGATCTTGCAATATAGCGTCTGCATATATTTCTTCGCTTTCGTACCAAGTAGGTTGTGTTTGTACGGGCGCACTATATGTTTTTATGTTAGGGCCAAGTGCATTCACCAGGGCAAGTGTTGTCATTTGCGCTACACTACTATAAGGGTCAACCAGATTGTTTAGTATCTCTTTAGCTTTGGCTTGCTTTTGCTCTTGCTTACTTTGCTTTTCTTGTTTGACGCTTTTTTGTACGGGTTCTTTTTCTTTGACATCATTTTGTGTTATCTCCTTTTTTTCTTCTATAGTTTCTTCAACTTGTTTTTCTTCTTTTACTTCTTTAGTTACTTGTTTTTCTTCAACTTCTTCTTGCTGTGATTCTTCAGCAACTTCTTGTTTTTCTTCTACTGGTTCTGGTTCTGGCTCGGATTTTTCTACAACAACTTCTTTTACAGGCGCATTTTCTGTAGTTTCTTCTGTAGGCGCCTCTGCTTGCGTCTCATTAGCAGTAGGTTCTTCCGTAGGTGTTTCTATCTCAACTATTGGTTCTGTTAATTCTGGTTGAGATATGGAATCAATTTGTTCTATTTCGGCTACCACAGTTTCGACTTCAGCTATAACTTCTATTTCTTCAGGCATTTCTACAATCGGAACGTCTGGCTCAAATCCTAAATCTTCAAATACAGGTTCATCCATAACAGCAACATCAACATTAACGTCTGGCATTTCAATTTCTATAGGAATGTCCTGGACAATTTCTTCTTCGTACACAGGTTCTTCATATATAGGTGTTAAAGTTGTAATAGTATTTTCAAGTTCTTGTTGTTGAACAACTTGCATCCATGTATCGACAACAGTCGTAATATGATTGTAGGCTACGTTATATTGAAACTCATCCCAATAGTATTCACCATACCCACCAATCTCTATATAAACTTTATCCAACTGGTTAGCAAAATCATGGCTACCTGTTACGGTGTTTACCCAATTAGTATTGTTACTATAGTTGTAAGGGTTTTGCGTAAAGGTTGTTTTGTCTATAGTTATTAACCCTGTTTCCCATTGCAGCACATTATCGTTATACCCTTTAGTTTGCACATACGCTGTTTGCCCAGAGTTTTGATACATGCTATCCGGGAACGCAAACAAAAACTCATAGTTGACCTCGCCACCTTCATTTATGTCAAAACTATTTAAGTCAACATATTGGCGCCAGGTTGTTAAACTATTACTTCTTGCATGGCCACACCCACTTGTTCGACCATCGGTACCTGTTGCTGGAAAACCTGATGCAGCATCGGTACATGCAGAATGAGAATAAATGCTGCCATCACCGCCCCAATCTGTATTAACATTACCATCTTTAGATGCAGCAACAATACCATTATCGCTGTCTAATACATCGCCTGTTGTTTTATGTTCTATAGTAACTGTTGTTTCTGTAACAGTTTCTACATTACCTTGTTGTTCTATTTCAGTTGTAACCGTTGTGCCTTCATCAAGCATTTGCCCCCATGTATCAAAGGAGAAGGAGCAAGAGCAACAAACCACCAATACTAAGACCAGTAAGTTCTTCATCAGTTACTAACTCCTCATGTTTGACATTATCTTTTTTCCATTGCTCATAATCTGGGCGCTTTTCTGGATTTTCTTCCCATGCTTTTGCAGCCTCAATTCCTATTAATCCGCCTTTGTACGGGCAGGGGGTTCCTGCATTTTCCATTGCTGCAAACACCCTACTGTCTTGACACAACATGGCTACAGCACCTACCTTCATACCCATACGAAACAATGCTCGGCTTAATTTTAATCTTTCACAATTTAAATCTCTAATTGTTGTCCCGCCTGCAATACCAAATATCTGCGATTGTATAGCTGCGCTTGCAGCTGTTGAGCATACGTCTTGGTTATTAACTACTACTCCAGGAGCCGAAGCTGTAGAAGGGGTGCGGTCTACAGTCGTAGTACCAGACACCGTGCTTGATGTACTTGTTACAGTATTACTTTGCGCCCAGGCATTTACACATAAAAAAACCGCCATGACAGCGGTTAACAAAAAGTATGATAGTTGTTTCATCGTCTGTATGCTTTAACTCCGCTATCGTCTGTCCAACGATTTACTCTAGCCACTACATCTACTGATCCATCTTCGTTGTAAGTGTCATTATGCAATGCAATAAACGCTGTCATATCTGATGCTCCATCTATTGCCGTACAAATATTGCTATGATCCGTTCTAATGTTTGCCATATATGTTACTACTGCTGAGGGAATAGCAGTATTAGCAGTAACTTTACGTTGTATTAACCAGTCAAACCCTTGCAGTAATCCATTAGCATCTGATGTAGCTTTTCTTTTAGCATTAGTTTTTAAACCAAATGTTACTATTTGATTACCATCTGCATCATTCTTTGGATCGTTAGCACTTGTGCCGTCTGGTGCTTGACCATCATCTATTTCATCTTGTGTCCATACTTCATTAACATCTTCTAAAGCTTTATCAGCAACTTTAACTCCAATAGTTCTAATTACACTATTTTTATCACCTGCTATAGCAAATGATTCATTTTGTTCTATGTAATAAGCACTATTAAGAGGAGTACCACTTGTTGTTACTGGTACTATACCAATAGCTTTTAACTCGGCTGTTGTCCATGCTTGAAAAATTTGGCGAGGATGTTTTACTCCGTTAATCGTTAAAGACTTTGCAGATGATAAAACTTCTTCTATAGTATCTCCTGCATCATTTAGTTTAGCCCACATTTTTTTTCTCCTTTGTTAATTAATCACCGAGCTGTCGCAAATTGGAAGGGATTTTCTGCCATGGCTAAGTATACAAATGTTGTTGCTTGGTTATAATTTGAATCTGATGCTCTCATTTTTACTCCATTTGATAATATATCTATATTATCTGCATCATAAGATTGTTCTGCATTAGCTAGATTAGGAAATAAAGTTTTATTAGCTACATTAGAAGAAGATCTTGTAGTATCTTGTATTCTCCAATTTCCTGCTACTATAGGTTTGCACATAAAAAATTTTGGAGAAAATCCAGTATAGACAAATGTACCATCTACATTTGCATTTCCAACGTATGATCCTACTTTGCAATACCCTTCTACATTTGTAAAACAATAAGCTAAATTATCTATTGTACTATAACCTAACCCATCTGTATTATTTACTGAAAAAACAGTTGAAGTAGGAGATGCCATAGAGCCATTACCAGATCTATCTGATTGAGCAGCATCTGTATTAAATCTAAAAAGATAATTCCAACTTGTTAGTGCATCATGTCCTACCCACCATTGACCATCATTTCCTGCTAAATTATCATATCCTTTAAATATAATCATTGCAGGAGCTTTACTTAATCCATGTCCAACTGTTGCTGTACCATAACTTGTTAAACCTCCCCTATATTTTACAAGAGAAAATGCTCCAGAAGGATCAACTTGTACTGTAGAATCTACTGAGCCATTAGTATTTGTAGCTGTTGTTCCACCATTAATTCTCCATGACCACGAAACATAAGTATAACCACTTTGATTATAAAAATTACCCATAGTATAACCATCTGTGTTAAATGCTGTTAACCCAGAAGATGTAACTTGAGCACCATTAGCATCAGAATTTATTACTTTACTAGTTCCTCTTGTGCTATCAAATAAACCATTACCTTGATCACCACTTCGTCTTTTTACCCACACCCAATCTGGTTGAAATCCAGTTGTATAACTTCCTCCTCCATCTCCAGAATATGCTAAAGCAGTAAATAATTTCTGTGGATAATTGTCGTCAGTTTCAGAAGGTGATATTAATGTGTCAGTTGGTAGATTGGCGGCACAACAAGCTATAAAATCTGTAGCACTAGGATCATATACGAATAATCCATAACCGTTTTTATCAGTATACGTTCCTGCGGTCTGAGTCCCATTGAAGCTAGGATTTTGACCTGCATTTAATATACCTACTCCAGAACTTACATTTTGGCATGTTGCAGT